TTCGGCTTTTAAGTACCATAGGTAACCGTTTTGTCCTTCTTCACCAGATATTTCTACCCAACCAATAGCAGACGCGTCAGATCCAGATACTTCATAGTAATCTTTTAATATGACGTGTTTGTTAGAGTGTGATTTAAACTTAGGCTCGTTAGCAGATGATCTTGAATCAGTACCTTTACCAAATTCAGAACCATAAACTAATATTCTATAAGCTCCAGCACCAGCTGAATCAGAGAAACCAGCGTTATCAAAATTATCGTTTGCATAAGGTAAGATAGTTACTGTAGCAGCACCAGCATCTCTAACAGATACATAACCTCTTAAAGTTAATGAAGCGTTAGATACTAATACAGTGTCACCAACTCTAATACCATGGTCAGCTCCAACTGAGTTTCCATCAATATCATTTACAATTGTAAATACGTTTGCAGAAACATCTTCGTTAGTTGCAGTGTAACATAAGTGTAGTCTACCTTGCTCTGACCAGATTACTCTATCAGCAGCAGATGGCTCTTCAGCTCCTACTTGAGCTAAGAAACCTGAGATTGTTCTCTTACCGTAGATCTCAGCTTCTTTTTCCATAAGATCTGGTAAGTATTGTTGCGCCCAACCTTCAGTAGCAGATGACGTAAAGTCAATATAGTTGGTTTGCAACGTTTGTTTTCTTGGAGCAGCATCAATACTACTCGCACTTGTAATTGCCATTTTTATTGTTTTTTTTAATTAATTATTTATTTCTTTTTCTAATTTTAAACTCAGAGTTTTGTCTTACGTTATCTTCGCCTAACACTCTAAACTTTAAACCGCCAGCTTCAGTTGGTGCGTTATGAGATTGTCTTGCGTCCATATTAACATTTTTGGACTTAGCAATACTATCTTTTAAAGCATCAGCTTTACCTTGCTCGTAAAAGTGTTTAGCAATAGCATCAGCATTCGTAGCTGTAAATAAAGATTTATGATAACCATTAGCGTCTTCTATTTCACTGTTTTTGTTTAAGAACCTCTTAACAAAATTATTAATATCGCTTTGATCTTCTTTAACCTGATCCACATCTTTAACATTAAACCTGAATCTTTTGTCTCCGACATTATATTCAAAACCTTTGAACTTGTCTCCAAAAACTTCATTAGTTTTATTTAAAAACGTTTTTTTATTTTGCTCTTGAATCTTCTTGTTAGACTCTTGCTCTTTGTTATATCTATTAAAAAAATCTATTGCTTTCTGTTGCTCACTCGTAAGCTTTTTTCCAGCTTTGATTTCTTCATAGTATTTGGACTTCTGCCCGTCCAAGTGGGCTTTAGCGCTGGCAACTTGCTCTTTTAACGCTAACTTTTTTCTTCTAATTTCTTTTTCATCATTTTCTTCTTCATCATAAGAAAACTGATCTTCCATCATAAAACTAACTTCTTCATCAGTTAAATGTGGTTTTGTGTTTTTGTAATATTCTCTTAATAAAGTATGATTATCCATATCAGAATAATCTCTATTAAGTTTTACATAATCATTTAAATCACCACCAGTTTCTTCCATAAAGTTCATTAACTTTTGAATATTTTCTGGTAACTCTTTACCTGTTTCTTGAGCTTCAACTATAGCTTCTTTAGTTTCTGTAACTAACTCTTCAACTTCTTTAGCTTCTTCTTCTGTTACCTCTTGTACAACAGGTGTTTCTTCTTGCTTTTCTTCAACAGGTTTAACTTCTTCTGTAACCTCTTCAACTTCAGGTTTGTTTTCAGATATGTCTACTTTAGTAACATTATCTTCTGTTTGTTGAGGTTTTGACAAGTCGACTTTTATAGGTTCATCGTCTTGTTTTAGTTTTTTCATTTTAGGTTTTTTAACCTTTAGTTTTTCTACAGTATTATCTGCTTTAGGCTCTTCAGCCATAACATTTTTGTTTTCTTCCATAATATAATATAATAATAGTTAATAAATTTATCTAGGATCAAACTCACCTAAACGTAAGCCTCCACCTAAAACATCATTTCCTGAAGACTCAAAGCCTTTTAACTTTTTGTCTTGTATTCTTTCATTTGATTGTATTTGATTATCACTTATTGTTTTTCTGTTACTTTCTTTTATTTGTTCTCTTGATTGTAACATCTTTAACTCCATTTCTTTCATCTTCATGTTTAATTCAAACTCGTGATCCATTAAAGCTTTTTTAACCTCAGCTTCAGCGTGAAGTTTACCTTTTTCTATTTCACCTCTTTGTGTAGCTAATTGTATTTCGTTTTGCATTGAAGCTTGTTGCTTTTGCATTTCTGCTTGAGCTGAAGCTTGAGTTTGTTGAGCATTTGCATCAGCTTGAGCTTTCATATTTTGCTGTTGCATCATCTGATCATTTTTAACTTTTTTCTTTCTTCTTATTTTTAAAAGTTGATTAGCTAATTTTATATTTTTAACTTCTCTAAGATCAATAGCGTCTTCTAAATCTATGCTTTGTTGAGACAATGCTGTTTGTATATTGTTTTCAAGCATTTGTTTTTCTTCTTCATCTGGTTGTAATTCTATGAATATACCAAAATCATAAAGATGCAAGTTTTTCATTTCATGTAAAGTAGCTACATTATGTGAGCCTATAGCTTGTACAAAAGCATTTGCTGTTGGTGAGTACTCTAAAACATCAGATATTCTAAGTGATAATTGCTCTGCTATTTCTTGTGTTATAAAAGCACCTGACTGTAATATGTGTCTTGTTGCAGTGTTACTATTAGCCGCGGCTAATTTTTGTACACCAACTAAAGATTTAGGATCTGGCATACTACCATCTCTTGCCTCGTTAAGCCCTGTTGTATCTCTAATCATTTGCAAGTAGTAATTATAAGTATTAATTAAACCTTGCATTTTAGCACCACCACCTGATTGTATTTCTTGTATAGGTATTTTACCAGGATTAGGATCACCTTCAGATGTCATTGATCTACCAATTATACTACCTGTTTGAAAAAACATGTTTAACGCTTCTTGTGGATTATAATTTGTTCCGTTGCCTAAATCTATTTCAGCAAGACCGTCAGCGTCTAAATAAATACCATCAGGTATCATACGT